TAGTGAGGATACGGTACGCAAAGCAAGTGAATTGTTTTTAATGCGCTCAAATCAAAATAACGCTACCTACGAACATGAACGCAAAATGTTAGACGGAATGAGTGTTGTTGAAAGCTGGATAATTGAAGATGAGAAACAAGACAAATCAGCAAAATACGGATTCAATTTACCTAAAGGAACTTGGATGATTTCAATGAAAGTAAATAACGATGAAATTTGGCAAAAGGTAAAAGATGGCGAAGTAAAAGGATTTAGTATTGAAGGACACTTTGTAGATCAATACGAAATGAGTTTACAACAAAATGAAGAAGATGAAATAATAGCATTCTTAAAAGAAATACTGGACACTAAATTAGAAACGTATAACGACTATCCTAAAGAGGCAAGCGAAAACGCAAAGATAGCATTACGCTACGCTGAAGAAAACGGTTGGGGTGACTGCGGAACTCCCGTAGGAAAAGCACGTGCCAACCAACTTGCAAACGGTGAGAATATAAGTAGGGAAACAATTTCACGCATGGCTTCATTTGCACGTCACAAAGAAAATTCACAAAAGGAATTAGGGGACGGCTGCGGTCGTTTGATGTGGCTTGCTTGGGGTGGTGACGCTGGTATTGAGTGGGCGCAAAGAAAGTTAGAACAAATAGATAATAAATAAATGAGAACAGCAAGTAAAGTAAGCCCCCGTGGTGGTAAACGTGGATGCCTATGTAAAGACGGAAAATACCATAAAGATTGTTGCGACGGTAGTTTAGAAGCTCAAGGGATAGGCAAAACAGCCAGCGTAACGCCGCAAAATGTAACGGTAACAGATAACAACGGAGTACGCACGATAGTACGGCAAAACGGCTAAAAAAGGAACAAGTAAAAATTTTAAAAGTTAATAAGTTATGAATACACTAAAAACAGTTTACGGAAAGTTGTTTAAAGAGGAAACACAATTGACTGCACATGAAGTTGAACTTGCAACCGCACAAGATTTAAATGCATTATACGGTAAAGCTACTTCACTTGCAAATAATTTATTAGGTGGTGCGCCTTCAAAAATTGATGCATTAAAAAAAGAATTAATTACGTTAGAAAAAGAAGCGGTTAAATTAATATCTGATTTAGATGGTTCTTTAATTGATTATGAAAAAATAACTAAAGAATTAGGCTTGCAAGCTACTCAAAACAAAACTTACGTAGCGGCAAAAAAAGAATTAGATGCTTTATATAAAGGCGCTTCAAATATTACTAAAATTATACAAGCTTTAAAATAAAATAAAAATGAAAAATAGCCTAATCAATCAAATCAAAACTTTACTTGGAATGGAAGTAAAACTTGAACAAATGAAACTAATGGATGGCGTAACAGTTTTAGAAGCTGATATGTTTGAAGCTGGTAACGAAATTTTCGTAGTAACGGAAGACGAACAAAAAATACCCGTTCCGGTAGGAGAATACGAAATGGAAGACGGGCGTATGTTGATCGTTGTTGAAGAAGGAATTATTTCCGAAATTAAAGAAAAGGTTGAAGAAGAAGAAGCACCTGAAGTTGAAGAGCCTATCGAAGAGGAAGCGAAAAAAGAACAAGAAATGGAAACAGCTAAAAGCAACCCTAAAAAAGTAGTTGAAAGCACAATTAAAGAAAGTTTCTTTTCGGAAATTGAAGCATTGAAAAAAGAAAACGAAATGCTTAAAGCTGAATTAAGCAAGTCAAACGAGGTTAAAGAAACTGAAGTAGAACTATCTGAAGAAGTTAAACCAATTTCTTTTAATCCTGAAAACGAAAACAAAGTTGAGTCTATAAAATTTGCGTCTAAAAGACCACGCACAATAATGGATTCAGTTTTAAATAAACTAAATAAGTAATAATTTAAAAAACAAAAAAAATGAGTACAACTTTTACAAGTATCTCAAATGATTCTTTACGTCAAGTAGGTGTAATTGAAACATTGACAGGTGCAACAACTTTAACTGCTGAAGATAGCGGTAAAGTATTTATCTTAAACGCTGCTGCTGGAGCGCAAATTACATTACCAGCGGTTGCTGATGGAGCTGGACAATCTTACAAGTTCGTAGTGGGTGCGTTATTCGCAACAACTGCATGGACTATTAAAGCGGCTACAAACAAAATTCAAGGTGGTGTAATCGTGAATAGTACTAACGTACCTGGAGCTGATGAAAACACAATTACTTTTTCGGCTTCTGCTGATACAGTTGGGGACTTCGTGGAATTAGTTGGTGACGGAACAAACTGGTATGTTTTCGGACTTGGTACTTCTGCTGGTGCAATTACTTTAACCGTAGTATAAATAAAATAAAAAACTAAATAAAAATGGAAAAAATTAACCTATCAACTACTCAAAGCATTACTACAACGTATGCTGGTGAGTTCGCTGGAAAATATATCGCTGCTGCTTTATTAAGCGCTCCAACTTTGGAAAAAGGCGGTATTACTATTATGCCTAACGTTAAGTACAAACAAGTAATTAAAAGAGTTGCAACTGATGACATTATCAAAAACGCAACTTGTGATTTTGACCCTACTTCTACAGTTACGTTAACTGAACGTGTACTTCAACCCGAGAGCTATCAAATTAATTTACAATTGTGTAAATCTGACTTTAGACAGGATTGGGATGCCATTCAAATGGGGTATTCTGCATTCGATGTATTGCCTAAATCATTTGCTGATTTCTTAATTGCACACGCTGCTGAAAAAGTTGCTGCTGGAATGGAAACTTCAATTTGGAGAGGTGTTAACGCAACTGCTGGACAGTTCGCTGGTATTATGACACAATTGACTACTGACGCTGCTTTACCAGCTGCGCAAGAAATTGCGGGTACTACTGTTGATGCTACTAACGTTGTTGCTCAATTAGGTTCTATCGTTGACGCTTTGCCAGCTGCTTTGTACGGTAAAGAAGATTTAACTCTTTATGTTTCTAATAACATTTATAGAGCTTACGTTCGTGCTTTAGGTGGCTTCGCTGCTTCAGGAGTAGGAGCTAACGGTTACGACAACAAAGGAAACAACCAAGTATTGAATGACTTGTATTTTGACGGTGTTAAAATATTCTTAGCTAACGGACTTGCCGCAAACACTGCTTTACTTTCTCAAACTTCAAACTTGTACTTTGCGACTGGTTTAATGAATGATATGAACGAAGTTAAAGTTATTGATATGGGTGATATCGACGGTTCGCAAAATGTTCGCGTAGTAATGAGATTTACAGCAGATGCTAAATACGGTTTTGCTTCTGACTTAGTTACTTACGGAATCGTTAACTCAGCTAACTAAAAAACATAAACTATAATAAAGGGTGGTGCAATATACACCACCTTTTTTTTGTTAAACTTTAAAAACTAAATATTATGCCAGGTTGTGATATAACAAACGGACGCATTGAACAATGCAAAGATTCGGTTTCAGGATTGAAAGCGATTTACTTTATTAACTACGATGACTTAAACCCCGATAGCGTTACTTACGTTGGTTCAACGGATGAGATTAGCGACTGGACTCCAATTGCTGCTGGTGCTTTACAATTGTATAAATACGAATTAAAAGGTGCTAATAGTTTTGAAACTACAATTAATTCAAGCCGCGATAACGGTACTACTTTCTTTCAACAAACACTTACTATTCAATTAAAAAGACAAGACGTTACAACGCATAAAAACGTTAAACTTTTGGCTTATGGTAGACCAAGAATTGTAGTTAGAACAATGACTGACCAATTCTTTTTAATGGGACTTACACAAGGTGCGGATGTTACTGCTGGTACAGTTTCTTCAGGTTCGGCTTTAGGTGACTTCAATGGTTATAATTTAACTTTTGAAGCCATGGAGGTAAGCCCAGCCAATTTCCTTGACGTTTCAACTGAAGCACAATTGAAAACTTTGTTTGAAGATGGCGCTGGAGTAGATGCACAAATAGTTACTGCATAATTTCTTTCTTCTATATACTTGCGCAAAAGACACTTACTTCGGTAGGTGTTTTTTGTTTAAGGACAAAATCGACCTTTAATCGTTTATAATA